ACTACCAATCTTGCGGCCACCGGAGATTTTAAACCTGAGTTCGAAGGATTGAATTGTGTTGGTGACAATATGTATCTAATCAACCACTCGAGCATGAACAAACCAAACGGCTGGGCTAAATGGGTGTTCCCCCAAGGATGGGACGGTTCGACGACTAACAATTGGCCGGGAGGTGGGGATTATCACCTAAGGGCGGATAGTCCGACGAGGTGTATTGACACAACTCCGAGTGGGGTGAAGGCGAATTATCCTATACCTTTTGATCTTGATGGTAAGGCTAGGGGTTCGGGAATGCCTTTTGGACCGTATGCTGTTAGCAATCGACGTCGAGGCCTAATGTGAATTGGAGTCAAATAGGCTGTGAGGTACATAGGCCACATAAAAAACAAGATTGGTTCGGATTGAACCTATGCAAGATACGACTGAATATCGAAGAAACGATTACTCCGATGAAACGGGTGTGGATACGGCGAAGGTGTGCAGTATGTGGCGTTGGTATCTCGCTGCGGCATTTTACCTGTTCCTCGTGTTTGCGACGGCGAAAGTATCCGGGCAGAGCACGAACTTGACTTTTACATGGGTCTATCCGATTGTCCCATTGCCGACGAATATGGTTTTTAAGGTGTATCATTCGAGGAACTTCACAAATGGGTGGCAAGTTATTTCTTACACAAGAACTAATGCGGTGAAGCTGCCGGTGGCTTTATTCAGCGGAAGCCATTACTACTATGCCACCGCGACAAACAAGACAGGGGAAAGCGTGGCGTCTAACTTTTTAATACTAAACGGTCAAAACCCCTGATTATGAGTGAAAGAACTGAAAACATATGGCGACAGATTATTGGTGGCTTGTTGATTGCGTCGTGTTCTGGGTCGTTGGGTTATGGCTATAGCCAATCGTCCTTGGGGATTGTGGTCAAGGGAACAGAAAAGGATATAGTAGCTTTGCATGAAACCGACGCATTCACCAACCGCCGTGTGGATAAACTCGCTGACGCCTTGGCGGAGTTGATAAAACAAAATACCGAGCTGATTACGCTACTAAGGGTGCAGCAGCAGATAGGAAAACCATGAATACGTTGCTCAATAACCTTTGCCGACAGAACCGAAACAAATAACGCAGACGATAATTAAATAAAACAATGAAAAGAACCCTGTTAGTTATTGGAATGGTAGCCTTGCTGCCGTTGTTAAACGGATGCACTTCAGCCGGAGTAGCAAACATGGCAAAGATGGTTGATAGTGCAACCAAAGACCCGGCGGCCGCGGAGTTTGAGCTAAGCTGTCCTTACGGGACAGTGAAGTATAAACGGGCTGGAGGCCGCGACACAATGCCGGTGTCGATTTCCGACGCTGGTGGAATCGTCGTGACAGGGACCAACGCCCCGGCGAAGTAATGTATATACTGGCCTATTTCGTATCAGCGTTGCTTGTTGCGGCGCTGATACTTTGGATTCTGCATCGTGAATAGTGCGGTCCGATTATAGGACGAGACTTTATGGCTTACACGACTATAGAGAATTTCAAATATGGGTTGGATGCTCGGCGGTCCGAGTTTACGTCCCAGCCTGGCACATTGCAGATGTTAGAGAATGGACAGGTCAATCAGGGTGGGGAGATTGATAACAGGTTGGCCTTTGTCGATGTGGGGCAGTTGGCGACGTTGTATGATACGTTGGGTGACCCCGGATCGTATGGCCTACAGGATGTGTTGATTAACAGCCAACCGACGGTGGCCATCTTTGGTTCAGCCTTCCCCATCGGTCAAGGGCCGTATCTCAACATACCGACTTTGAACAAGGCTGTCCCAGCGAATTTCACATACTACCAACTGCTTCATCCTTCGCTTAGTTCAGGGTTGACGGTGCAATACAATAGGCTGAAGCATAGGGTGACCGCCATTGTGTGTTCGACGGCCTTTAACAGCGTGCCTTGGGTGGCTGCGCGGTTTGCAGATGGGAATGTATTCATATACTACTGCGATAGCACAGCTGGGTTACAGTCACCTATTCCCTCGTCCATCACGGGGCTTGTGCTTGATGGGTTGAATGATAATGTATCTATAAACCATCAGATTTATGTCGAACTAAACCGACTCCTCGCCCCGAGTGGATATACCGTTGTCGAGGGTCCGGGGACGAAGGTTACGTTAACGGCACCTCCCGGGACGATTGCGGATTATAGCACTCAGGCGGTATCTGCTGGTGGTGCAATGACCCCCTCGAAGGTGGCGGATAGTGTTCCTGGAGTCACGGCCAAGGCACCGGTGACTTTTATCACCATCGTAAGCGGCGCAGGTGGGGCTACTATTGATAACGTGTTAGTTCCTGATCCGAACAACCTCCCCGACGGTCAGCTTGATTTAATCGCGCCGTTTAGTATAGCCTATACAACCTCTCCTGCGAAAACCGCCGGGCTGTTGGCCGCGAAGATTAACGCGTTGGCGGTTGGGGGTTACTCGGCGGCGGTATTTAACTCGACGTCGGTTATCATACATGGACCGACGGCCTTAGGTGCAGGGGCAAATGGTTTGAATGCGACGATTAACTACAGTGGAACCCTTGTGCTGTCGGCGGCCGGGATGCCTATAACTATCAATACGTCGAAAGCCTCATTGACTGTCTCAAAGCGCATTGCTAAGAACAAATCGGCGTTGTTGCAGACCGCCTCAGTCGTTGTCTCTCCGGCGGGTGGGTTAGCTCCATATGGCTACATATGGAAGCAGGTAGGTGGGGATACTGGGATTAAGATTACGACACCATCGAAGGCATCGACGGCCTTTAGTGCGACGGTGAAACAGGGTATGACGCTGAATGCCCAATTCGTCTGCACGGTGAAGGACAGCCAGACGGTGGCCGTCACTGCGGACAGTGATCAGGTTGATGTAACCATAGCGGGGTTGTTCTAATGGCATCCATTAATGCGTTAATTAACGACGGCGTAGACGGAACCGCTGACTCTGGAACCCAGCTTCAGTTCGTGATTTCGGGGAACTGGTTGGCGGGTGATTCTTGGTCTATCATCATATCCGATACATCGGGGAGTGTCACCGTCGGCATGGGGACCATTTTCAAACAAGTGCCTGCATCTGCAATAACGTTGGCGAATAGGGTTTACTTCGTGGCGGGAAGCTTTTTGTTCTTCTCCGCCATCGGAGACCCGACGGCCTGGGACCCCCAAGACGTTGGGTCTGGATTCATCCAAATCACATCCCGGTCGGCTTCTACCGAAAATCTTGTTGGATTGGCATCTTACCAAGGGAGGCTTGCGGTATTCTCACCTAGAACCACGCAGATTTGGACGACGGATGCTGACCCGACGAAGTTTGCATTGAACCAGGTCTTAGATAACATCGGCTCGTTGGCGGCAGAGGCCATCAAGTCCTACGGAGATATGGACGTATTCTTCGGGTCGAATACGGGGGTGAGGTCGTTGAGGGTAAGGGACTCGAGTCTTAATGCCTTTGTGTCGGATATCGGGTCACCGGTTGACCAGTTAATCCAAGCCTCAATCGCACAGGCGAACGCCAGCGGCAATATGATTTGTGGGATAGTTGAACCTACGGCCAACAGATATTGGTTGTTTGTGCAAGATACTATCTATGTGTTATCCTACTTCCCTGCATCGAAGGTGGCCGCTTGGTCGACGTATAAGCCTACGGTGCAGGTTGGAGCCAACCAAGTTCCCTTCGTGCCAGTTAAGTTCTGTGTCTCAAACCTCCAAGTCTGGGTCCGTGCTGTGGATGGATCAGTCTATCTCTATGGGGGATTGAATGGGACTACGTTCGATAATTGCACTACGAGGATCGAGACTCCTTGGCTGGATGTGAAGAAGCCGGGAACGTTCAAGGCATCGAGTGGTGTGGATATGTCCGTCATCGGGAAGTGGCTGATGTCGGCGACTATGGATTATTTGAGCAACGGGGCTCCGAGGTATGTGCCGTTGATTTCGGCCACCAAGCCGACGTTCGCGAGGGAGAGGATACCGTTTTCGGAGAGAGGCACGCATATTAAGTTTCAACTACTCAATGCCGAGAATCGGCCAGCGACATTCTCCATGCTAATGTGGCATTACAAAGAGGAGAACGAGAAGTGATTGTTTTCCACAGAGCTAAGCCTGAGGATACCGAGCGGATTCGCCTTGCGGCACATAGGGAAGGGGCAAGTCCTGTTGTATCGACACATTATATCGACAAAGACGGCGAGATTGTCGGGGCGTTGAGTATTGGTGCAATAACTCAAGTCTTTGCTTGGATTGGACATGGGTTGAAAGTAAGGGAGTCGTTACAGATTCAAGCCTTTATTGAAGGAACCGTAGCCAAAAGGATTCAGGAGACAGGAATGCCGCCAGTCTACAGTGTGCTTGTAGATAAACCCTCGAGATTGATTAAACTTATGCCTAAAGTAGGTTACGTTCCTTTTGGGGATGTGAGCCTTTTTATAAAACCATTATAATATGCCAACAGATGTATATGGGAATCAGTTACCTTCGACCCTTGCGCCAAGTGCGACTGCAAGGACGCCGAAGCAGCAGGACATTATTCAGCAGGGGATACAGGCGATAAATCAAAAGTTCGCGGGGTTTACACCTCAGTTCTTTGCGAATAGGGCGAAGCAGTATCAGAATTATGCCATGCCACAACTGGCGCAGCAATACCAAACCGAGAGGAATGCGTCGGTGTTTGATCTGGCAAACCGGGGGCTGAGTCAGAGTGGAGCGGCACAATACCGTGCGAATCAACTAGGTCGGGAGTTGAATACGCAGAGGCAGAATGTAGTGGATACTGGGACGCAACAGGCACAGGATTTGCAGAGGCAGGTGGAACAGCAGAGATCAAACCTAACGCAGCAGTTCCTTTTGACTGGTGATCCTACAACCGCAACCACGCAAGCCCTTACCGCCGCGGCGGGATTTCGGCAGCCGTCGGTATTTACACCCTTGGCCAATGTGTTTCAGAACTGGGCGAATTTGTATATGGCTAACACAGGCAACGCGCCTCAG